TTACTCAGGAACGGATGAATTTGCCGAACTAATGAAATACGCACCTTTGGATATTGCAATGGCTGCTTCGGTTTTTTTTTATCGTTTAGGAAACGACTTAGTACAAGCTACGCTTACCTCTTTGGAGCAGGAGATGATGAAGAACAAGGAGCTACAAACGACTATTCAGAACGGGCTCAGTTCAACAAGCAATGGGGATGGTATAATTCAATCTATGCACTCGCTAAAGGAGATGTTACAAAGTTTGATGAAGTTACCAAATTGGGAATACGGAAGTGCCTTACCTACCTTACTTACGAAAGACAAAGAACTGAAATAGAGAATAACGAATTAAAAAGAAAAATGAGACATGGGTAATTACTATAATTTACTTGACACTTTAAAAAGCCACTTTGATAACGACGCGTTTATAAACACGGTTACTGAAGGAGATATATTTGCGGTTGATTTATCTAAACAAACAATTTTTCCTTTAGCTCATATAATTGTAAACAACAGCACGATTGAAAATAATATAATTCGTTTTAACGTATCTATTTTATGTATGGATATAGTTGACATTTCAAAGAACGAAAACACGAATGTATTTATAGGAGATAACAACGAACAAGACGTTTTAAATACAATGTTTGCAGTTCAAAATAGACTTTACGAAAGTTTAAGACGTGGAGATTTATTCAGCGATAATTTTATGGTTGACGGCAACGCAACATTAGAACCATTTGCAGAAAGATTTGAAAACTATTTAGCAGGTTGGACAATGACCTTAGATATTTTAGTTCCTAACTCAATGACAATTTGCTAATGAGTGAAGTTCTAAAAGCCTTACAGAAATTTAGAGATGAGGTTGTTAAAGAAGCAAAAGCCGAACTTAAACGCCAAAATAAAAACTCGTCCGGTAAATTAGCCGAATCAATACAAGGTGAAGTTAAAGAGTTTCCAAACTCAATAGGTATTTATTTTGACATGGAGGATTACGGAAACTTTCAGGATAAAGGGGTTTCAGGTAAGTTTAAAAAATACAATACAGAATACAGCTATAAATCTAAAATGCCGCCTCCAAGTAAATTGGATAAGTGGATAGTTCGTAAAGGAATCGCACCTCGAAATGTAGCAGGTAAATTTCAGTCAAGAAAAGGATTACAATTTGCAATAGCTAAAAGCATATTTAAATACGGAATCAAACCTTCTTTATTCTTTACTAAGCCATTCGAGAAAGCATTTAAGAAACTTCCTGATGTCTTAATAGATAAATACGGATTAGACGCTGAAACGCTTTTAAATTCAATATTAAATCAAAACTTAAAAAATATAAAATGAGTATTTTTGCACGTTCACCTTTTATAGTAACAATAGCCGAAAGCGGTCAAGAAGGTTCAAAGATAGAGTTAAGAATTTGGAATGGAACTGGTTCAGCTCCAACAGACCCTCAATACACACTTAGCAAATTAATCCCTGCTTCAAACAACGTAAACACGTATTATAATATTTCACCTTACATTCGTGAATATCTAAATTTTGATGAACGTCAAACTAACTGGAACAACAATACAACTACTCCAACGGCTCAATGGTGTAACGTACAAGTAAAACGTTATAAATTAGATACGGGTGTCTACACTTTATTAGACACTACAAGCTACAAAGCATTTGATGGTTTCGGATATTATGAGCAAGGTTATAACCCAACTTTAAGTTATGATATTTTATGCGATGAGGGTACTTTCTTTTATGCATACGACGCTAACGAAGACCCAAGCACAAACACGGATTATAGAAGTAACTTTATAACTGTAGCTACAACCTCAACAGCAGTAAGAGCAAGGTGGACTAACCTAAGAACTGGAGCTACTCAAGAACAAGCTATAAGTAATAGTCAAGTAATTGATGTTCGTAAAGTTCATCAATCTTATTACGCAGATGGAAACAAGTTAGAAATATTCTATGTTGGCACAGGTGTTGTTTTATATACTGGTTATTTTGAGCCTTATTTAAATTGCAAATATACTCCGATTGTATGCGACTTTGTAAACAAGTATGGAGGTTGGCAAAGAACGTGGTTCTTCGGTGCTTCAAATGACACGTTAAGCATTGAAAAGACGGATTATAATTTAATGCAAGGAGCTTTTCCTGACTACGACACTTTAGTAGGCCAAAGAAAGTCATTTAACGTAAACGGAAAAAAAACAATTAAAGTAAATACAGATTGGGTGCGTGAAGACTTCAAAGAAATTGTAAAGCAGTTAATGTTGAGTGAAAGAATATTACTTAATTCTTTGCCAGTAAAACTAAACACGCAAAACACGGAGTTATTCAAAAGCATAAACACAAAAATGATTAACTATCAAATGGAGTTTGAATTTGCTTACAATGCAATTAACAATGTAATATGAATCGAGTAGTAGGAATATTTATAGAGGGTGTTCAATTAGAACTATTCAACGATGAACAGATTAACGTAACTTCCAGCGTTCAAAACATTTCGGATATATCAAAAGTATTTACTGACTTTTCGCAAAGTTTCACCGTTCCTGCTTCACCTCATAACAATGAGATATTTGAACACTTTTATCAATCGGACGTAAACCCAACAATAGACCAAAATTTACGACGTGATGCTTTTATTGAAATAGACCTTACTTTTTTTAGGCGTGGAAAGATACAGCTCGAAAAGGCGAATGTAAAAAACGGACAAGTAGAAAGTTACACTATTACTTTTTATGGCGACATACTTTCATTAAAAGACAAGTTTGGAGAGGATAAATTAAAAGACTTAGATTACAGCAATATAGACTATTTATACGATGCTACTGAAATATTAGACAGGATAGTTGATGCGGCGACAGATTACGATGTTCGTTATCCTTTAATAGCAAGTACAAGATTGTGGACTTATTATCATGGAGCACAAGACATAACTCAAAATGCTCATGCAATTCGATTTGACGAGCTTTTCCCAGCGGTCAAAGTAATTAAGATATTTGAAGCTATTGAGGATAAATACGGAATAACATTTGAAAGTTCATTTTTTAATGATGAAAGATTTAAGAAACTATTTTTATGGGGTAAAAACACAACTGAATATGAATTTGTAAGTGAGCAAAGAGCGGTTGTAATAGACCAAATATTACAAACTGTTATTGCAGACCCTAACATTCCAAATCCGTCTTTACCACAATATGTAGATATTTATCAAGACCGAATAAACATTTTATACGCTGTTGGTGTACAATTGCACACGGTTTATTTTGAGGTTCTATCAATAACAAACACTCCGACTTTTTATATTGACGTATTCCAAAATGGAAATTACAGCCAAACAATAACTGGGGATGGAATTGGCGATTATGGAAATGTATCGTTTCAAAACACGATTGGTTTAAATACGGTTCTAACTTTTAAAGTGAGAGCCTCTGAAGCTACGAGTATTGAAATGAATATTATTTATCAAATTACAAGTAGTTTAGGATTAACCAATATAGCTCAAATAGGAACGTTAACAACTACAATTACGGGAGTAGTTAATTTAAACAACGTAATGCCCGACATTAAAATTACTGATTTCTTTTCGGGAGTATTAAAAGAGTTTAATATGACTTGCGTACCCGTTGAGCAAGATGTTTATCAAGTATTACCGTTGGATTTATGGTACAGCCAAGGAGCTATTGTTGACATAACCGAAAACACGGACTTAGATTCAATCGATGTTAGTAGAGTTCCGTTATTCAAAAAGATAAATTTCACATATCAAGAAAGCGAATCATTTACAAATAAAAATTACTTCAAAACTTACAATCAAAAATACGGTGATATGAATTACCAATTTGATTATGATGGTGGAGAATATACTATTGAAAGTCCATTTGAAAATTTATTATTTCAGCGTTCAGTTAGTGGTAACAATTACGCAATTTTAGGATATGCGCTTAACGAAAACTATCAAGCGTACACTCCAAAGCCTTGTTTGCTTTATATGTATGGCGAAAGCGATTCATTACCTCATGACATAAGATTTTACAATGGCGTTAATTACGACAATATAGATTCGTATATGTTATTTGGTCAAGATTTAACCTACCAAAACACGAAATATAGCTTAAACTTCGGTGCTGACAATTCAATAATTCATTTAGAAACTATAAACAACGGGTTATATGCAACTTATTACTTTCCGTATTTATCTAATTTATTCGATTTAAAGCAACGTTTAGTAACGGTTAAGACTGTTTTACCAATTAGCCTATTAACATCGCTTAGATTAAACGATAGACTAATAATTCGTGATAAGAGATACATCATAAACGAAATGAAAAGTAACCTAACAACTGGTGAAGTAAATTTTAGTTTGTATTTAGACTTCCGACCATTGATAGCGCAAGAGCCTATTAACCCAGATTCAAGCGCGCAATGTTTAGATATCAATATTCCTTTTATAAATGGAAGTGCATACGCTACAATTACAAGTTCTTTTTCGGGTGTTACGATTACTCCGAGTACAATTTACCAAAATCAGTTGGTTGAGGTGTGTATTCCTGCAAATCCAAACACAACTTCAAAGATATTAGCCGAAAACACGAATCCAATAATTACAGAAACTGGATTAAATCTAATTACAGAAGAAAGTTCGGTTCAAGTAATTACAGTAGTAGTATCATATTTTAATACAGCAGGAACTTTATTAACGCAAGACATAATAATAGTACAAGAATGATAGCACAAATATTAGAACTTTTAAAAACGGATGACTTTTTTAACGTGAGTGAGATAGTGGATATTGCCAAAGGAAAACACGAATACACTTCCAATTTAAAAAAGATTTATAAACAAAAGAAACGACACTACAATGGCAGAAAAAAGAACAATTGAGTTAGAAATACAAGATAATAGTAAAACACTCAAACAACAATATAAAGACGCTGTAAAAGAATTACAGAATGTTGCGGCTGCATACGGTGAAACTTCTACTCAAGCTGTTGAAGCAGCAAAGAAAGCAGCAGGTTTAAAAGACCAAATAGAAGACACAAACTC